ACATAACCCATTAGTTAGCCTCCTTAGTGTTGAATAGTGAGGACATCTTATCATTAGCCTCTGACATTGTTGCGATAGCCTTTAATAGGCTTTCCTTGCGTGTGGCTTCTACATAAGCCTTGTATTCATCTAGGTTCATTTCTGACCTTCTTTCGTTGTTGTTATAGTAGTATTGTAGCAGGTACCACTGACATTTTGGGGACATTCTCGGGCGTGTCGGAAATCTTTTTTTGTGATAAATCTCACAAGAATTTCAGGGTTATCCACATGTATTCGTAAGTTATCCACAGCCCCCACACTTCGTAGGGGCAGCTATCGCCTATGTCAAGGCGACACGCCGTATCGTTAGTGTGAGTTAGCCCACTCCCTATAATCGGACACGATCTCACGCCATACAAGGCGAGCCATAAGCAGGGCGGGAATACCGATACCTAGTTGGACTAGTGTAGTTAGTATGCGATTAGTAGTCATTATTAGTTATCCCAACTTAGTGCGAATACTTTTGCTAGTTCTTCATCATCTACATCATCAAAGTCATCTAGTGGAGGTTGTTCTTCATCTACCTCATCAAGGTAATTGTATGCGTCCGATATATCGGATTGGATTGACTCATATTTATCTATTGAGTTAGTTTGGTAAGAGTATGCGTATGACATCTTAGTAAGTATCCTCTACGCCTAGTTCATAAGCCTTGTTTAGTAGTTCAAGAAAGTTAGGTGTTACATCATAGCCAAACTCTTTAGCCATATCGGCTAGGGTATCGTTAGGGTACATCATTAGTTCTGTTCTACCTTTCGCATATGTGCTACTACATTTTTAGAAACCTTTTGTAGGTCTGCTACAACCTTATTCATTTCGTCTGCGCTATTAGCGGTAAAGCCTGCGCCTAGTAGTTGAGCGCCGTCCCATAGTGAGTATGTGATTGTCATTATCTGTTCTTCTTTCGTTAGTTGGTTATAATGGAATTGTAGCGTATAGGGCTGACATTATCAAGCCGACACGCCGTATAGCGGTAGGGTTAGGGTGTGAGTTATCTCACACGCCAATCTGTCCACATAGGCAGACGCTCAGGGTCGGTATCATCATACCAACGCTCTATGTTCTGCTCGCAATCTTGGCAGAAAGTGTATTGAGTATCCAATACTTCTGAGATAGCAGACTTCATAGGGTTGTGCTCTCGGCACATTGTGTTTAGTGTAATCATTTGACTACCTTTCTTAGTAAGTGTTTCTTACTTTCTTTATACTTTAAGCATAACACGGGGGTCTGACAAATTTCAACTCGCAAAACGGACATTAGGGACAAATTGAAAAAATATCTAGTGAGATGGGTCACATTTGCCTTAATATGTGCGGTCTATCTGGACAAAACGGACATTAAAATAGTGTGTATCGTACAAGATAAAAATATATTAACATTTTCTCAAATCTAAAAAGCTTGACATAGAATTTACATTTAGTATACTTCGAATAGGGGGGTCGGGGGGTCAGTAAATCAATAAATAATAAATATTAAATATATAAGACCTAAGACCTAAGACCTAAGATCAAGTGATACAACCAAAAAAAATATTCTATTAACATTTTACTATATTGAAAATAATAGTCAACTAAAATAACTGATATAATTAATATATGATTCCTAAAGTTATATGGCAGACACATGAATATGACTTTGAAGATCTTCCTTATCCATACAACCTAAACGCAAAGACTTGGATAAATAAAAATCCTAGGTATAAATACAAGTATGTAAATGCGGCGGGAAGAAGAAGCCAGATAGAGTTACTCAGACCAGATCTGCTATATATATACGACACAATCCCAGGAATTGTTTATAAAACAGACGTATGGAGATATATCGTTTTATCTGAGTATGGTGGATTTTATGCAGATCTAGACTCAGTCTGTATTAAGCCATTAGATATATACGCAGATCAAGAATTTATATCTATGACATCTGGGGGGTACTGGAAATGTCCTGGTCATATGGAAACCTGGGAATATGTGGAGACAGAGCATGTGCCATGTAATAAATTTACAGAAGAGCTAATAAGCAATTCGCATTTTGGATCTTCTGCAAAAAATAAAATATTGTATGACTTATTGGATACCGTAAATCTAAATTTTAAAACGGCATATCCAAATGGGGTGGGAATGAATGAAATGGGCCATTATCATATAACTGATCCACTAACATTTTCAAATACACTTATCAAATATAATGATAGGGTGTCTAAATCTATTGTTTATTATGACATGGAGCACAAAAAAGATCAAAGTTGTTTAGATGGCAATTCAAAGGATAAAATTCAAATATGCCATGGAGAGATTCATAAGAATAAATATATTGCAGTTGACTAAAATATAGAGTACAATAGATATATGAATACGATAATTGCGGTGGCGGTAGTAACAGTAATGGTTTTTATTATTGGAACTATGTCATACATAATACGCTAGTCCCTAGGGGATATAGCTTAATGGTTAAAGCACTTGTCTATATACAATAGATTCTGGGTTCAAATCCCAGTATCCCTACAATGGAGTAAAATATGGATCAAGTAAGAGTGCCAGATGAATGGCCAAGAAAAAAGAAGATAAAGTTCATCAGTGCAATATTAATTACTATGATATTAATATTAGTAATCTCAGTCAACTAGAATATACATGACTCATAGAATTAAAACTTATGAAAACTTTGTGTCAGAAGAAGAATGTCAATATGCAATAAACTTAATCAATAATGGTCGATTAGAAAAATATATACATAATCCTGAAATAAAAATTTTAAAATCGGCGGGAGCTGAAGAATTTGTATCCATGATATCCAATAGGATCAAACCCATTATAAAAGAAGAATACGGATATATTCCAGATGTAAAGCTTACAGAAGCATATCTAACATTATGGGAAAGTGGATCCAAATCTGGATTACATATCGATTCGCATGAAGGATACGAAAATATTATTTTTTCATTTGTAATATACTTCAACTCTGATTTTACAGGAGGACAGATAATTTTTCCTTCTCAGCAATTTGAGTTATACCCAGATTCTGGTAGTATGGTTATATTCCCTTCAGGTGGAAGAGAATATCCACATCGAGTTGAAGAAATTCGAAGCGGAAAGAGATATACTCTAGCTGGGTGGTTTGTTCAAAATGTCTAAAGAGTGTGGAACATGTACTGCATGTTGTGAAGGTAGCCTACATGGAATAATTAAGGGAAATGACTTTGGTCTCCCACAGGATATAGTGCTTTCTCCTGGAGTTCCCTGCTTTTTCTTAGATAAAGGATGTACAGTATATGAAACTAGACCAACTGAGCCATGTAGGTCATTTCAGTGCATTTGGCTCAGCATAGATGATTGCCCAGATTATGTAAAGCCAGAGCAATCTGGATTAATTCTAGATATCTTCACAAAACTTGACCCATTTGAGCGTTATGTCCGAATTACACGCATTCGAGAAGATTATAGTAAAGAAGCTATAACTTGGGCAATTGAATATGCCAAGAAAAACGGCATTAACTACCGATATAACAATATTTGATACAGGAGGTAGGGTATATCATGAAAACGTCTCATATGGCCCTTGGAGCATTTCTAAAGACTACAAATGGTCTCTTCTACCGCCGCACTTTTCGCACTTCACTATACAAGGCGAAAATTAATAATGATAAGATTAATGTATGACAAATATCACCGAATCATCTATATTAGTTCTAGATAACATAATACAAGGAACTGACGTAATCTGGTCTTCTCTGCAAGATCATTGCGGATGGAAGGCTAACGATGTAGTAGAAGAAGACTCCTATGGAAACGCAAACGTTGTTGTAAACACCCAGCATAGGAATAGTCAAGGTATGAAAATGCAAGACGATATGCCAAACTGGTTAAAAACTAAACGACAACTCCAGGCTATTGTAGAAGAGTATGCAAAGAACAATGGAATAGAAATATCTAGCCAAGAGAATTATAGAATAATTAAATATAAAGCTGGATCTGGATTTTTTGCAGAGCATATGGATTACTCAGAGACTACACAAAGAAAGATATCTTTAATCTTATATTTAAATACAATTTCAGAAGGCGGAGAAACATATTTTAGATCTAAAGACTTACTTGTAAAGCCATCAGCTGGCACAGTAGTTTTGTTTAAAAGCAATGATGAAAATAATGTACATGAAGGGCTAAAATCAATGAATGAAGATAAATATATTATAGTTAACTGGTTTAACTAATGAATAAATACTATATAGAAGATATATGCATCATCGAAGACTTTTTAACTGATGAAGAAGTTAGTATAATTATGAGAGATCTAAAGCATGAAATTAATTGGAATAGGTCTGAGCATGAAAAAAACGATATGTCCGAAACAGCAAAATATTGGGATGGAAAAAATAAAAATCTTTTTTCTCCGCTATCTAGCAAAACCTTAAGCGCCATACTTCAAAGAGTTGAAAAAGAATTTGATACAGATGACGAGCAAGTAAATGCAACAAAAGTTTTGCAGCGCATGTTTGATGATCCATTGAATATAACCGACTGGTCTTTAGCCCCACATGCGGATACTGGAAAGCACGGCAACAGCGAGCATGTAAAAAGAGGGTATGTGATTTATTATAATGATGATTACGATGGTGGAGAAATTAGCTATGTTAATAAAGGAATAACCTTAAAGCCAAAAGCTAAAATGCTTGTTTGCCATCCTGGAACTCAAGAATATATGCATGGAGTTAAAAAAGTAACAAATGGGATTAGATACATGACAACTGGATTTATATTCGATAGAGAGTATTTAAAAACAACTTATAGCTAAAAGTAAGAAACCCATTCAGAGGCGGATCCGAATGGGTCTTAGCACTTACGTGCATACGTAAGGAGTTTTAGCTCAACTTACGTAATATTATTTATTTCTATTTTTGTTAAAGAATTTAATGAATAAATTTTCTATTCTGCACTCTAAACATTTACACGTTGACGGCTTTTGATTATCCATTCTAAAATACGGACTCATCATTACTGATTTAAAGTGTTTAGGTGCCATATATAAATTATATCACTTATTCTTCAACTAATATATCGTTCTCATCTAGTTTGTCAAAAATTGCAGCCATAAGGTATTGAACTGCTGGTCTACTTTGTGAAACCTTTTCTGTCGTGTCTTCTGCAGACATTCCTGATTGTAGGCACATCATTGTATTTCCGTTTTGATATACATTTACCATTAATTCAATTACTGAATCTCTGTCTTTATTCATTTTCTTCTCCTGGAGTGTATGAAGGGTCAGGTCCTAATAGATAACCCTGTTTATGATATTCTACCATTTTTTCAGTACTTTCACTACCCACCATTTTGCTAGAAATAAGAGTCAACACGTCATATATTCTGTGTAACATTATATAATTAACCATCGGTAGGTTGTCTTCTAAATTTACTTGTTCGTCACTCATTTGGTCTTCCTAGGTCTTCCCAAAAAATTTCTCTGCCCATGTTGTCTGTTATCTGCATAGGTTTTGATTCTGTACCACATGTACAGGAAACCGAATCACATTTTTGCATTTTTTTCAACCGCCTTAACTATTTCTTCATATGTAGAAATTCCAATATTCTTAGTGTAATCACACTCTAAACAATATAAGTATATCTCATCTAAAAGGTTTTGATTTGAAAAAAGAATGGATTGGTCTACTGGGCATAAAAGCTTTTCAACCAATCCTTCTTCTGACATGGAGATGTAGGCTGATACATACTGTACCTTCATCCCATCTCCTTTACTTTGTCGGAAATTTTAAATAAAATTCCTTAGCTCTTGGGGTCATGCCCTTCCAAGCCGACCAATCACTACCGCCATTGGTCATATAGTACGTTATCTCTGCGTTTGTTACTGGGTCGAATAACTCTTTGTTACTCTGTAGATCAAATTTCTCAAGTCTTGTTGGACCAAGATTTCCAATCATATTTATCTGAAATAATCCGTAAGAACTATCTCCTGTATTCTTATTCCCGTTATATGCAAGCGGTCTTCCATTAGATTCACGCTTTGCTATGGACCAAGCTTTTTTAAGGCCTACTCCTTCGAATCCTACAGTCTCAAGTAATAGTTTTAACTCTTCGTCTGTAAGCATCTCAGATGGTTTGTAAATTTCTTTACTAAAGCTATCTAAGACTTCTTGCTTTAATTGGGCTTCAGTTTTCACTAAAGGTTCTACAGTTAAAGCATTTGCTGGGCTTCCTGAAAATAAAAACAATGTTGCCACTGCTATTATTGTCCAGTCACGAACCAAATCGCTAAACTGTTGTTTTATATTCTCCATTGGCATTTCCTCCTCTAGAGATAACGAACTATAATCATAACATTGATTGATAGACATTGTCAAGCTAGTTGACTAAAACAAAATATCAAATAATGAGATTTTGTAAAATATTTTTTTACCCTATACATGTAAATAAAAGTTTGATACACTAAGACTTCACTTAAAATTTAACACCGCAAGGCGGAGAAAAGGTCATATATGTCTTATTTTACTAAAAAGGAAATGTCTTTAATTGAAGATACAGGATTGTCTTACAACATTGAAAACCCATACGAAAATTTTATTGCATTGTCAAGATATGCAAGATGGGTAGAATCAGAAAATCGCAGAGAAACTTGGAAAGAAACAGTAGATAGATATTTTGACTTTATGCTTAATAACTTAAACAAAAATTTTAATTACGTTCCAGATCAAATTTTAGTGTCTAATTTGAAAGATGCTGTGTATACTAGAAGCGTAATGCCTTCAATGAGAGCACTCATGACATCTGGTGCAGCATTAGATAGAGACAATGTAGCTGGATATAACTGTGCCTTCTTACCAGTTGATTCCCCTCGATCATTTGATGAAACAATGTATGTGCTTATGTGTGGCACTGGTGTCGGTTTCTCAGTAGAGTATAAATATATAAATAATCTTCCACCAGTACCAGAAAAAATTGAAAAATCAGACTATGTAATTGTTGTTGAAGACTCAAAGCAAGGTTGGGCTGCCGCTTATAGAGAACTTTTAGAAAATTTATGGGAAGGAAAAATTCCTCAAATAGATGTTACTGGAGTTAGACCTTCAGGAGCTAGACTTAAAACAATGGGTGGAAGATCCTCTGGCCCACAGCCCCTTGTAAATCTATTTGATTTTACAATTTCAAAGTTTAAGTCGGCAGCAGGAAGAAACCTTAAACCAATTGAATGTCACGATATTATGTGTAAAATCGGAGAGGTTGTTGTAGTCGGTGGAGTACGCAGATCAGCAATGATATCACTTTCAAACATAAACGATATTGAAATGGCTCAAGCAAAAGCTGGCAACTGGTGGGAAAACAGCCCTCAACGTGCTCTTTCTAATAACTCTGTTGCCTACTCACGCAAACCAGACATGGAGCAATTCATTGCAGAGTGGAAATCTTTATATGATTCAAAATCTGGAGAACGAGGAATTTATAATGTTGCGGCAGCTCAAGCTCAAGCAGCAAAATATGGCAGAGATCCAAATATTCATTATGGAACAAATCCGTGTTCAGAAATCATCCTAAGACCTTATCAGTTTTGTAATTTGTCTGAAGTTGTTATTAGAGAAAACGATGACGAAGAATCAGTAACAAGAAAAGTTCAGCTTGCTAGCATTTTAGGAACTTGGCAGTCTACACTTACAAATTTTGATTATATAAGAGATATTTGGAGAGAAAATACAGAAGAAGAAAGACTTCTTGGAGTTTCTCTTACTGGACAATTTGGCAACGCTTTATTTTCTGGTAAAGCAAGAAAATCTGGAGAATTTGAAAAATCAGAAGGAGAAGGTCTATGCTACGACGAAGACTATATCCGTAAAGATAATATGCTTAGACTAGAACACATTCTTCAAAGAATGAGAACAGAGGCAAGAAATTCAAACAAGGCAGAAGCAGAAAAAATTGGTATTCAGCCTTCTGCTTCAATTACATGCGTTAAGCCTTCTGGTACAGTTTCCCAGCTGGTCGGAGTATCTTCTGGTATGCATCCATGGCACTCACCATACTACATTCGCACAGTACGTGGATCTAAGGGAGATCCAATTTCAGTGTTTCTAAAAGAAGTTGGTATTCCAGTAGAAGATGATGTTATGAAGCCAAATGACACGTATGTATTTTCATTTCCAGTTAAAGCGCCATCAGGCGCTACTATAAGAAATGACTTGACTGCAATTGAGCATCTAGATATTTGGATGCTATATCAACGTGCATGGTGTGAACATAAGCCATCCATTACTGTTTCAGTAAAAGAAGAAGAATGGATGGATGTAGGGGCCTGGGTTTACAAAAACTTTAATGAAGTCTCTGGCATATCATTCCTGCCACATTCAGATCACTCATACAAGCAAGCTCCGTACCAAGAAGTGACAAAAGAAGAATATGAAGATCTTCTTTCTAAGATGCCCAGCAACATTCGTTGGGAAGATCTATCTTTCTATGAGACAGAAGACGGAACATCTACAAATGCCACGCTTGCATGTAGTTCTGATGGAAATTGCGAACTTGTGGATATCTCAGCATAGTGGTAAAATTATAGTATTCGGGTAAACCGAAAATTCCTGGGCAACCTGCCCACGAGGAGATGACAATATGGCTAAATTTGCAAAAGCAGATTTAAACAAAGATGGAAAGGTAACAATGCAGGAACAAATCCTATCAGCACTATCAAGCTACGGAAGAGCATTCCTATCAGCAGC